TTGAGAAGGACAAGAGCAGCGAACGTTCTACCACTATACCACAAGAGCACGCTACCCACCTATCCGACTGTTTCGACTATCTATTATGGTGGAAATATGCCTACCTGCTCGATAACAGCTATCACGACAGTTTTATTATTACCACAGTGTAATAACCTTCAAAACCTGTCCTCCCAAGAATTATACTTCAAGAGAAAAATTTAAAAAAAAATGAAAAAAAGTTGCTAAAAAATTTGGATACTACGAAAATTCGCAGTATCTTTGCATCGTTAAATTAAATGAAGTAATTATGCAAGAAGAATTGACAACGAGCCAAGAGCTCACAGAACAAGAATGGGACCTTATCCAAGCGATTAGAAATTACAAAAGAGCTTATCCCAATGGTTCAAGAAATCTGTTAGCCTATATCTATGAATTATTAGCGAGGCTATTAGATAGAGATTAAAAAGAGCCCCTTAGGGGGCTCTATCTTAACAATAATAAAATGATTTAATATGGAAGTAGTAGCAAAACAAAAGAAGCTCACAATGATGCAACAATTAGATGATATTATGATAGATGTATCTTGGCGACAAATAGCTCAAGATTATTTTGGCAAATCTTCATCGTGGATATACAATAAACTTCACGGTCGTGACGGTAATGGAGGAGAAGGAGGTTTTACCGATATTGAGAAACAACAACTACAAGGAGCTTTATACGATATTGCCGACCGAATCCGTCGTGCAGCAAGTACCATTACACAGTAAGCATTATTACTGTCTTTAATTTAACACCCGAAGGGGCGCACTCACCAGCGAGTGCGCCCCTTTTCTATCTCCTACCCCCTTTGACTGACATCTGTTCATATATCACTCCAAATCCTATTTTTCAAATTGTAAAAATAAGTAAGGTGGCGCTGGGGTTTTCGTTCGCTCAATGAGTGCCAGAGCGCGCCTGCACGCTCCTAACTCTTCACTTTCAATGATTTATATCTGATTTTGTGAGAATTACACCTGTCCTTTCCTATCTTATACCTACCTCTTACCTTTGCCCTACCATAATTAATGCCAAAAAGTGAATAGTAAAAAAATATTTTTAAAAGACGCTCTCGTCGAAATGCGCAAGCTCGACGAGCGAAAGAACCCCGTGCCATTCAGTATAACGGTACGCACCTACAACAAGCAAAACCGCTTTGGTGGCAAACTCTGTACTTATACGGGCGCAACCCTTATGCAGCAACCCCGCAACAAGCAAGATTTTGAAAAGAACCCCAACCACTGGGAGAATAAAACCCGTAATATCAAACTACACAACGGCACGATTAAGAAAATCTGCATCCTTTTTATCGTGGCATTCAATGGAAAAGAAGTAATTTACTAATTGACAAATAAAAACAATGAAACAAATAGATAAAGATATTTATATGCTTTCAGCCTCCAAAACGGCTGTTATCTTTGGCTCTGATAAACAAAGCCTTTCCACCCCAAAAACGCAAAAAAACTCAAGCGACACCGATAAGTATTCCTCTTGGGGCGACAACAACTTATACCCGCAGGAGTTTACTAAAAAACTAAACAAAACAGGCGCAGCTATTGGTGGATTGGAGGTGCTTATCTCCGCTCATTACGGACTTGGGTTTCGTTTATACCAAGATTTGGAAACAGAAGGTGGGGTAACTACTCGAGAACGCCTGCGTACAGCTTTCCCTGAGATTAACACGTTCTTCAAAAACTGCCGTTGGGATGTGGCTATGGCTGAAATCATTGAAGACTTTGAAACCTACGGTATTGCCTTCGTAGAGTACCTCCTTTCTCCTAACTGCGACAAAATTGTATCTATTAAACGTCAACAAGCTCCTTTTTGCAGATTAAGTGTGCCTGACAAAAATGGATTCGTCAATAAAGTGTATATTAATACTACTTGGGATGATACTTTAAACGAGAAATTAACCGTAGAAGTACCTTTTTTCTCTGATATTCACAATGTTGAATCGCTCAAAGACTATTGCAAGGAGAAGAAAATCACAAAGTTTATCGTACCCGTAATGCGTCCTCTTACTACCGAGAAGAATTACCCTAAGGTAAAATGGCATAGCTCCTTCTACAACGGTTGGGTAGATGTGGTACTTTCAGTACCTGCATTTAAAAAGTATATGTTTGAGAATCAACTCAACCTCAAGTATGTAATATACATCGCCGATGACTTTTTCCTTCACAAATTTGGACGTGAAGAATGGCAGGAGATGCCACAGGAAAAACGCGAAGCTGCACGCCAAGAGACTATCAAGGCAATTGATGAGCATATGAGTGGTAATCAATCAGCAGGGCGGTCGTTCGTGTCGCCTTATTTCCGAGACCAGAATAACAACCTCATCAAAGGTATAGAGGTTATCCCGATAGACGATAAGATTAAGGATGGTAATTTCTTGCCCGATGCCAGCGCTGGAAACTCCGAAATCCTCTTCCCTATGGGTGTAGACCCTTGTTTATTGGGGGCAGGTATACCTGGGGGAAAGAACCTATCCGGTTCGGGATCCGATAAGCGCGAGGCGTACACCATTCTCTCTACCCGTATGCCTGTGAAGCGATTGCGTACTCTCGAAGTATTTGAGCGAATTCGTGATTGGAACGGTTGGGACGAAACCCTATACGGCAACTTCCCCAATATCAACCTCACCACCTTGGATAAGAACCCTAATGGGCAACAAACGATAGTAAATTAGTAATATTATATGACAATAAAAATACATTAGAAATCAAACACTTATGAAATAGTGATAAAAATAACTTTCAAAATATTTGTATGTTATTTTTATTATTTGTACTTTTGTAGCGTTCAAACTGAGAGCTATAATTGTATATAGCAGTCACATATTTTTCAACAATATAATCCGTGAAGGGGTCGTATAGTCGTAATACTATACAACAAAAGCATAGCTCTTTGTTTGAACAGCCCCTATTCACGGTTTTTTTATTTTTCATATTATGAATAATAATCTTTTTATACAAGCATTGAAAGCTATAGGTAGTTTGTTTTCAGGTTGCCTTATTTGGTTTATTTTGCTTGCCCTTATTTGGGGTTTGGCAATGATTTTGTACCCTTAAAACTGTCCTTTTCTTTTTACTTGCATCTCATTACCTTTGCCATATATATATATTCAAAATAAAGTGATATGGCTAAAAATGCAACTGCTTCCCTTACTATTGTCATCAATGGAAAACAAATAGAAGATACTTTTTCAGGACTCAAAAAAGAGGTAGGGAAACTTTCAAGAGAACTCAGTAACCTTACTCCTGGTACTGAAGAATTTCAAAAGAAAGTAGAGGAACTACGCAACGCACAACGGCGTTTCAATGAGATAAAAAGCGAAGTAGACAATGTAAAGAAGTCTATAGAACAAAGCCTCGAACCTGTTCAAGAATTGCAGGAAAGTATTGGAAAAGTGCCTGAAAAAATGGATGAAATACACAAGAAAACAACTTCTTTAGGTAGTATTTTCCAAGGCGTTTTCAAAGCTAATATTGCCACCTCTCTTTTCGAGGGTTTTATCGGTAAAGCTCGCAATGCTACTGATGAGCTCATTAAGATATCCGACCTGATGACGGGCGTAGAGAAAACTTCAGGACTCGCCTCTGAGCAGGTGCGTGAGCTGTGGAATGAGTTCGACAATCTCAATACCCGAACTTCCAAGCAGGAATTGCTGAACATTGCCCAAATAGGCGGACGACTTGGCATTACTGATAAAGACCAGCTACGTGAGTTTACTACCGAAATTGATAAAATATATGTTGCCTTAGGTGACTCCTTTCAAGGGGGGTTAGAAGAGGTGACTACCAAGGTAGGTAAGCTCAAAAATCTCTTTGAAGAAACTCGTAACCAAAACTATGGTGAGGCACTCAACGCCATAGGCTCTGCCCTCAACGAGTTGGGTGCCAATGGTACCAGTAGTGAACAAAACATCGCTGAATTTGCCACTCGCATAGGGGCACTACCCGCCACACTTAAGCCCACTATTGATAAAACCTTAGGACTTGGTGCTGCTTTTGAAGAAAGCGGTATTGATGCAGAGATTGGTGCAAGTGGGTATTCCCGATTTATGAGCGTAGCGGGGAACAATCTTGATGCCTTTGCACGTCAGATGAAACTCACCAAGAAAGAAGCATCCGAACTCTTCAACACTCGTCCTGAAGAGTTCTTCCTTCGCTTTTCTGAAAGTATAAAAGGACTCAATGCTGAGCAAACGGCAGGAGTGTTGAAGAGCCTCAAACTCAACACTCAAGAAATACAGAAAACATTAGGTACAGCAGGAAATAATGCTGACCGCTTTCGTCAGCTGATGAACCTATCGGGTACAGCTATGCAAGAGAGTACTTCTATACAGAACGAGTTCAACAAAGTAAACGAAAATACAGCAGCTATTTGGGACAAAATCAAAAAAGTATTTGCCGAAACTTTTACCTCCGACACTATGAGCCAATGGTTTGGCGGTTTTATAAAGTTGCTCGGTTGGTTTACAGGCGTAACCTCTCAAGCAGGTGACGGCGTGAAAGTGTTTCGTGAACGAATTGCCTTCTTAATGAAAGCCATAGTGGTATGTACCACTGCCTTTATAAGCTACCGCGCCGCTGTATATCTTTCTTCTATTGCCACTAAAGCCGCTTGGAAACAAACAATATTGTACAATGCTGCTATGAAAGTAGCTAATGCTACTACCGCAATATGGAAAGGTACTATATTATTGCTTTCAGCCGCTAAGGCGACCCTTACAGGCAACACAATTAGGGCTACTGCTGCAATGCGTACTTTCAACCTTGTCACTAAGATGAACCCTTGGGGATTACTATTAGGAGCTATCACAGCAGTGGTAACAGCTCTTGTACTCTTCTCCAACAAGCAGAAAGAAGTAAACCTACAGCTCAAAATACAGAATGACGCTATCAAAGAAGCTAATGTACAAACCGCGGCACAAGAACACCATTTGCGACAGTTGTTTAAAACAGCTAACGATACCAATAAGAGTTATAATGAACGTAAGAAAGCAGTAGATGAACTTAACCGACTTGTTCCTGAGTATAACAAACAGCTTACTGTAGAAACTGCTAATACTGACAAAGCCAAACAAGCTCTTGATAGATATATTGAGAGTATCAAAGCGGCTGCGCGTGAAAAATATCTCAAAGCACTTGTAGACCAAAAAGCTGAAGCTCTTGCAAAAGCTGAATACTCTTCTTTGGAAGAAAACATCGCTTGGTATGAACGTACGTGGAATGCTGTTAAAAACATAGGTAACCCCATAGGCTCAATGGCTGATGATTTGGCTACTGCCAATAAGAATAAGATTAAAAATGTTAAGAAAGCAGGCGAAGAGCTAAAAATAGCTACCGATTTACTCATAAAACAACAAGAAGAAAATGCTAAAAAAGGTGTAGTGGTAAGCGATGACAATGTAACTCCTATTACTCCTACTGATACCACAAACTCAAAAACAAAAGATAAAGACTACGCCGACGACTATCGCAATGCTAACAAAGCACGCCTTGCTGCCGAGCAGGAACTCCAAAAAGAAATCACACAAGGCTTGGAGGAAAGTCTTGATAAGCAGCTTGCTATTACCGAGCAAAAGTACAATGATAAACGTTTCAAACTACAACAAGAAAATGCGGACTTAGAACAGGATATTCAGAACCTAAAAGCTGAAGCAAAAGGAAATAATGACCCGAATTTGCTGAAGACTATTCAGGAAAAACGTAAACTGCAAGAACTCAACAAACAAATAGCCGTTGAGTACACCAAGCAAGAACAAGCTGAGCTTGCCCAAGTACGCGAAAAGTACAGTGCCAAAGAGGTAGAACGCACCCTCAAAGAGATGAACGACTGCCTCGCCGTCAAAAAGCGCGAAAAAGCGGAGGAACTTCTGCTTATTCAGGATTTGGATACTGCTAAGGAAGCACTACGTGGTCAGATTTCTGATAAAGAACTCTCGCGTATCCAAACCTTGGAAGAGGCTAAAAAAGCCCTCCGCCGTAAAGCCGATGAAGAGATTCTCAAAGAAAGCCTTGCCAGTTTTGAAGCTCAGAAAAAACTTCTGATGGATTACCTCCAAACCGTTACCGGTGAAGCTAAAGACAAGCTTATAGAAGATATTCAGAAGGTGGAAGAGCAGATGACTAAGATAAAAAAGCAAATCGATGGTTTAAAAAATCCTACAGCAGAAGATCCACAAGCAGGCTCGGAACTCGAAAGGGTAGATGTACTGGGGTATAGTGCCAAAGAATGGGAAAATGTTTTTACCAACCTCGATAACGTTCACGCACGCTTTCGAGCCGTAGAAATGGGCATAGGAGCAATGAACAATGCTTTTAGTATGTTTTCTCAATTGCAGGAAAACCTCAATGCCCGAGAGCTTTCTAAATATACGGCTAATCAGCAAAAGAAAAAGCAAGCCCTACTCGACCAACTCAACCAAGGGTATATTTCACAAGCGCAATATCAGAAGGAAGTGCAACGCTTAGATGAGGAAGCTGAAAGCAAGAAAAAGGAACTTGCCCTCAAACAGTTTAAAGCCCAAAAAGCAGCTAATATGCTCAACATCATTGCCAACACCGCTATGGCAGTAATGCGTGCCTATTCGGATGCAGGACCCTTTGCAGGTACACCACTTGCCGCTATTATAGGCGCAATAGGTGCAGTACAATTGGGAATTGTAGCAGCACAACAGCCACCAAGCTATGCAAGGGGCGGTTATACCAAGGGCTTAGGTTTTATCGATGAAACAGGCTACGAAGTAGCAGGAGTAGTACACGGAAAGGAATATGTAACTCCTGAGTGGTTATTAGCGGACCCTCAAGTTGCTCGTGTTACCGAGTGGATAGAAGCCAAACGCACTGGAAAGGCGCAAAATACCTATGCTACTGGCGGAGAAGTAGCCCACTCATCAGAACAAGTAGAGCAGTCCGATAAGTCCGATAAGTCCAATTCATTCTATCAGTCCGACAGAGAGCTCCGAAGTACCCTCTCCCAGCTGAATACAACTCTTGATCGCATTGAAAAGAATGGAATAGATGCCTACGTGATTGCTGATGCTAAGAATGGTCGAGAAATGCAACGGGCAATTAAAGAATATGAGAATATTAGAGAAAAAAATAGAAGATAATGAATATACAGATTCCCCAAACATATAGTGATTTAACAAGAGAGCAGCGTAAGGAGCTATGTTATATTCTTTTAACTTCAATTAATGAAGAAAATTCATTAGATTCAGATATTCCTTTTTACATTATAGAGCTCCTACTTTCGCACTTGCCAAAGCGTACTCAGCATAGGGTACTGCGAGAAGTTCCTTTCTCTACACTTTGGCAATATGCAGAACCTTTTCTCTCTACTGAGAAACTATATCATTTTCCTGACATTACGAAAATGGTTGCTCCTGCACCTCGTTTGGCTAATATTACTATCAAGCAGTTTTCAGTAGCAGATAGTATCTATTATCGACTGCGCTTGTCACAATTCAAAGACGAAACTCTTTTGCGCCAACTTACTGCCTCCCTCTATTGTTTTAAAAACAAGAACTTTGATATATTGGAGCTTCCTCAAGTAGCTGAGCATACCGATAAGGTAGAGATTAAAACTGCCTACGAGGTAGCCTTTGCTTATACCTGTTGTAGGGAGTATATCATCAGTAAGTTTCCCAAGGTGTTTTCCTCTCCCAACCCCTCCAAAAAAAGGGAGAAACCTGTTTTTAGAAAAGAAGCTGCTTATACGCCATTTTCAAAAATTATTAACGTAATGGCGATGGACCAGTGTCAGCCGTTAGGAAATTGGCACCAGTGCAATGCCACACGTGTGTATGATTTCTTTGAAGTTCTTACCGAATCAATGTTGCAAGCAGAACAGAAAGCAAAAAACAATTAACAAATAATATGTATCTACAGTTAAAAAAATACTTCGGTGATTTAGCAGACCAAAACGTTCACATCAACGACAAAGTAGGCTATTTCTCCCGCGAAATCGCCGAAAAAGAACGCTCTTTTCACGGTATTGCCTCGCCTTTTTTGGCTATTTATGACTATGAGTTGGGCTTGGACGGAGGCGAATTGAATACTATGGGTAGGCGTAAACTTACGTTTTCGATTATCTATGCGAATGCGCCTCACGACGATTTCGAGGCGCAGCAAGAGCTTATCAGCAAGGCTGAAGCAATTGCCTTGCAATTCCTTTCTCGCATACGTTGGGATAACCACAAGAAGGGGCATTTTCTATATGATTCTTTTGAAAAAGATTTGACGAAAATTTACCCTGTGGAGGACCCGCAGGCACATTTCTTTGGTGTAGATGTAGAAGTACACTTTAAGAACCCTACGCCACTTATTGTTAAACAAGAGGATTGGACAGTACCAGTAGGGTGTAAGTAACGATGAATGACGAAAAAGAAATAGGAAATAAAGCAGCAGCAATGTTGCAGAGTGCCCTACGGAGTGAGACGAGTAGGTTTGGCAAGCACGTACGTGGCGATAAGAACGCTCTACAGAACGCCCAAGCTAAACCCCGTTTTCGCACTTCTAAACGTATTGACGGCACAAAACAGCAATATCTCAGAGGTATTGCTATTGTGATGGGCAAACACGGCTTCGTATATCATTATGGTATTGAGCAGGGCAGGTTGCGCAAGGCACACGAGCGCACGCGCCACAAGCCGAAAGAAACGAAGTACCGTGTGAATGCTCACAGCTATCGCAAGGGGCAACTTAAACGTCCGTTTATTCAGAAGGTAGTGGATAACAGTAGGGCAATGGAATATTTGGCTACGGAATTGGCACAAGCACGCGGAGAGGAGATAGTAACCTACTTAGCGCGAGGCTTGGAGGATAAGGTCTGAATAGTCGGCAGGTAGTTCAGCGTCAATATCACGCAGGTACTTATCGAGGGCAGTAATGGTAGTGTGTCCTGTAATGAGCATTAGTTGGCTCTTAGTCTCGTGAGGTGTGAGCGTTTTCCGAAGCTCTCGGTATAGCTTGGTGATAAAGGTGTGTCTAAAAGAGTAGATGCCATATTCGCTACCCATATTGAAGACTTCCTTTACCTTCTTAAATCGTTTACTCCAATAGTCCCGTTTGTTTACCTCAGAAGTTTCCCAATATCCTACACCTTGAGGGGCGAACAAAAAGTGATTAGGATTCTCCCCTTTCAGGTGAACAATTTCTTTAAATAGGATTTCGGGAATAATTTTAGTTTTTTGCAGTTTGTTTTTAGCATCTACTACGAGTTGGCGTTCTTCAAAATTGATATTTTTTATCTGTAACCTACACACCTCGATAGGACGTAGAAAATTATAACTTACAAACTTAATAAGCAAAAAGAGTTGTTTATCGTGGGTCTCCAAGTATCTAAAGAGCTCTTCTTCTTGTAATTTTGTGTAGGTTTTATTGCGTTCAGGCTTAGATTTAAGCACAGGTATTTTGCTTACAAAGTTCTCTGTAATATATTCGTTTTCTTCTAAGAAAGTGAATAATATAGAGAGACTTGCGCGGAAATTATTGCGGTTC